AAGTATCAAAATAACCAGAAATTGAATATTGTAGTTTATTGTTAGATTCTTCAAGAGATTCACTCACTGGATTATCACTATTTCTGCGATTTTCTACATTATTAACTGATAATTTTCTAACATTAGGATTAATATTTGCATTAGATCCTGCAGATTTAACTAAAATACTAGTATGTAATGGAATTGTAGAATATCCAATACCTGGATTTATAACTTTAACATCAACTATTTTTCCATCAGTAATAACTGGTCTCAATTCAGCCCCAGAACCTAATTCATCTCTTCCACTAATATCACGAACTATTAAATCGGGAATAGAGGTATATTCTTTTCCTCCAAACTGTATATTTACATTTGTAAGTTCTGTTCCAATAACAATTGGTTTTAATTCAGCATTTTTACCACTTTTTATAGTTATATTTGGTTTTTTCTCAAAATTTAGTATAGTTGAACCATAACCAGCTCCACCCTCATATACATATGCATCAATAATAGAACCTCTTACTATAGGAGTAGTAGTAAGTATTTGAGAAGTACTACCAATTCCAGCAGAAGTATAATTTACATTAACTTCAATTGAAGGGTAATAGAAATTATGATAACTACTTCCTGCTCCTACAGATGTAATATCTACAGATTTTCTTCTTTCATAGAATTCTGTTATCGTTCCACCTACACCTGCATTTGCAACACTGAAAGAATCATCATCTACCTTTAAAATTTGATAATGAGTAGATGTTGTTGTTATTCCAGTAGATGTAGTTAAACCTGCAATATCTACCCCAACACCACCAACTAGAGGATCATTAGAATATAATATCTTATCACCATCATTAAATCCATGATTTTCAAAATTAACAGTATTATTAACAGTATTAATTCCTACCGGCTTAACAATTAATTTTCTATTAGTATATCCACTACCACCATTAATCACATCTATTCCTGATAATGTCAATTTATTAGAAACAGTTTTAAATTTATGAATTCCTGTTGAATTAATACCACTAAACACAATAGTATTAATTCCACTAGAATATTCACCTAATGATGGATATAATTTAACTGTCAAATTATTATCAATGGATGTAAAATATCGTCCACCATTAGATAATGTTGATGTACCAATACCAACTCCTGTTGCTAAATTATTATTAGAATCATATATTACTTCTTCACCATCAGTAAAATAATGATTCTCTAAGAATATTAATTTAGATCCTCCTATTGTTACACCACCAGAATTTACAGTTCCTCTTCCATCAAATCTAACTTCTCTGGATCTTTTTGTAATTATTGGTTTAAGAACTGCCCCTTCACCATTACCACCACTTAATGTAGCTGAAGATACATCAGAAATATCAAAATCTAATTCATCTACATAAACTTTTTCAATACTTCCACTAATTACAGGTCTAGCATAGGCAGTTGATCCTACTCCAGCAGAAATTGATATTTTTGGTAAATTGATAACATCATAATTACTACCACCATTCAATACATCTAAAGATTCTAATTTTCCATAATAAACATTATCAAATGATTTATAACTTTTAATTTCCACACCATTAATTAACATTCCAGTACTTCCTGGAGCAGTTAATTCATTATTTCCATTCTTAATATTTGGTGATAATACAAACTTCTTTAATAATTTTTGAGGTCCAATTTCAGAAGATTTTTGTGAATATAAAGTAAATGTATGTTTGCCAAAATCACCTGATGGGGGTGAAAGACTCAGTGATGCATCCTCGCTTATAAAAGAGGGTGCATTATATAATTTAATAGATTGTCCATCGGGTAAAACCTTAACATAATATGATCCTGTTATCAACCCACTAATAGGAACATTATCGGGTTGATAATATACTCTATCTCCAGTAATAAATGGTGCATCTGAATTAAATTTTACACTAGAATATTCACCATTTGATAATATATCAGTTAAATTATCAGCAGAATTTATTGTATCAGAATGAATATCTTTTGTTATATAATAAGTAAATGGTGCACTATACCCTCTTATTCCTGATGGTAATGAATTTGATGCAACATAAGAATATTCATTATCTTTTGTAATATAAAGATTTTGTATGTCAGATATAATCTTATCACTCCCATATTGAATTTTAATTATAGAACTATTTGCTTTATTAATTTTTCTTCTTAATCCGTAAGAAACACCTGGTTGCCAATCAAGTGTGGGAAATGACTTAATTTGTAACGAATTTCCTTCAATAAGTGTGATATAAGGTTCATTAATGGAACCAAAATCAATAATTCCCATACTCATGTTGTAGGCAGACCTAGAGTCAGGCACTGTACCTCCATCTACAGGATATACTACTTTATCAAAACCACCTAACGAATTTTTTTCTACAATCTCTATTCTATCTCCTACTTTTAAACTTGACTTATCAATATCACTTTTAAGAGTTAATGATAAAGTTTCTCCAAAATTTAAAATATCATATGTAGAACTAGTGTTGTATATCCAAGAATTTGCAAATATTTGCTTATAAGTTTTAGTACCTTCCTTTGGATTTTTTATTAAATCTCCAAGATTTTTAACTGAAATTATATCATCTTCAGAAACCTTTAAATTAGTAGATACTTGTTCAAAATCAGATAATACACCAGTTAATCTCAATTCTACACGTTTAGAAGTATCTCCATCTTCAAATCCATAATAAATTTCATCAGATCTAATATCATCAGTAGAACTTATTTCAGCATTAATACCAGAAGATGAAGTCCATTCACATCCTATAAATTGATTAATACTTTTATCTGAATAGGTAATACTGTTAATACCAGATATTACCATCCCAGTTTGTGCAAATCCAACTGTAGAATCTACAGAAATTACAGAAGAACCTATAGAAACTTTTTCAAGACTTTTTGTACTGGGTGTAACCTCAAAATCACCTTCAACGTAATTATTATCATCATATCCAATAAAGAGTGAAATTTTAAAATATTGCTTATTTTCTCTAGTAAATGCCTCAACTTCCGATATTGATGCTAATGTTCCAGAATCTGTAGATTTTGTAAGAGTTTGCCCTACTAATTTTGTAGGATCACCAGAAATTATTTCGGCAATAGCAACTTCTCTTCTAATAAAGTTTGCAGAAGAAGGTTTAATTAAAAATTCTTCTAAATTTACTACAGTTGGTACTACACCATATAAAACATTAAAAAGAATTCTAATAGATTCATCAGTTCCTTTTGCCTGATAGAAAGACTTTGCTTCTTTTATAAAATTACCAACATCTAAATTTTCATCTAAATTAAGATCCTCAAATCCAGGAGCAAAAGTATATCTTAATTTTCTATAAAATTCCTTAAGAAATAAAGAACTTAGATTTTGTACATTTTCATTAGTATCATGTTTTTCTTCTGAAGACTCAGAAAATACAAGTTCTTCTTGATTTAAATCGTTATGATATGATGTAATACCACTAAATCCACGTTTACAACCAGTAAATGTATTAGTTGTTAATCCAGTATATGTAATTATTTCATTATCAATCTTTAACAATCCATATTCCGATGGGAATCCTTTTGTACTATTAACAGTAATAGTAGTATCTGTAGATGTAACATCAGATTCAAGAGTAGTTCTATCTACTACAACCTCAGGAGTTAAATTATCAAGTTTTAGATATTGATCTAAATTTTCTGCAATATCAACAGGACCACCTTGATATTCTTGCGAAATATAATATTGTTTTAAAAAATCCACAGCTTTCGGACTTTCATCCAAAATAAACTCTGGTAATTGGTTATTAATTATCTGCTGAATCTTTACTCTAGATTCGAATCCAGTTTGTATCATATTACTGTCTTATTAAATTCCCATTTAAATAACTTGATGTATAATAATCTCTAGAGAATAATACCCCAGATATTTCATCACCAGAAGCAATTACATCCTTAACCATATTTATTGAACTTGTTGAGATGTTAAAATTCAAATATAAATCCTTTAAACCAATAATATCATTAGATTCAGGGAATGCCTGTATTTCAATAATATCATTTGATTTGACTGTCGATATAATATTAATAGTATTCAATATAATTTCACCTTTAATATAATCAACAGTTCCTGCAGATTTTACAACAACTCTAGTTTCTTCATTATTAATTGGTTTCACTATTGATATAATTCCAGTTTTTTTATCACTATTTGGTATATCTGTCAAATATACTGTATCTGTATCTGAGGATATACGAAATCCAGTTGATTTTATGTTATATCCTTCACTATTTACATGAAATTTATTACCAAAACAAAGTTCGTACTGTCCAAATTGATTTATTAATGCTCTCAAGTCTCTTCTAATTCTTACCTTCGTAATATTAGATGTTATAGCATTATCAGTAATATCAATCAATTGTTGAATTTTACTATACTTAAATCTACCTCCAAATGAATTTAAATCAACTGAGTTAGAATAAGTTGTTAATGTATTCATCACTCTTTCTTTTAGTGATTCTGGAGTAGATATTTTTGCAGCATTATAATACACAGAGGAATCAATTTCTACATATAGTACTTTAATATCTACTACTTTTTGATTTATACCAGATATAGAGTATTGTTTTAATTGTGATAAAACTCTAGATTTATTAAAATCAGAAATAAAAGTTCCATTTTTTGGTTTAATACTAATAGATACAGTTCCATATTCAGGAGGATCTAATTCTTCACCACCAACAACAGAAACACTTTCTGTATCTGGATAAATCTTCTTAATAATAGCTTCGTAATCACGTGCTGTAACCGCCCTACTCTGTGCTGAATATAGTTTAGGTGCAAAGTACTTAATCGAGTCAATTGACTCTATCTCACCCCCATTTTGGGATGCCTGGTTGGTTGTGATAGATACATCCGATGGATTGAAAAGACTTCCAGTAGATAATTCTAAACTTCCAGAAAAAGCAAAGTTACTTACTCCATTACCATCTTTACCATTACTAATAATATAATTGGCAGTAATTATATTACCATCATTATTAACACCAGTTCCTAATTTTTTACCTATTAATCCATCACCAAATAATAATTGATATTGTTCATCCTGTACTTCTTGAAGAAGATATATTTGAGAATTAGAATTTACATTAATAATATTATCTACAGGAAAATACTGTATTCCTAATCCCTCTTCATTTTCACCTTTAATATACACTGTAAGTGTAGAAGTATCAAGAGATGAATTATTAATAATGAATCTTTGATCTAAAGAACCATCATATGTAAATTGTTTCGTTAAATATGTCCCTTCATAAATTTCTATATTATTAAATGATGCTATAAAATCTCCTGATGGTGTTTCGGCAAAAGTTCTTGTTATATTTTCTGAAATTGAGAATACATATGATGTATTATTGACATTTCCAGTACATACAAGTCCCCTTTTAAG